CGCATTGGGAGCGAAGCCGAACGATTGCGCCGCATGAAGTTGACGATCTGGTTACACGCCTCCCGATACCCCGTGTTGACCGAGGCTCCGGGCTTGCGCGCAACGCCCAGATACTTATAGATTTCGTGGGACCCGGCCGTTCCGTGCACATGCGTTTCGAAGAACGGCACGACAGGCGCGCCGGGCTCGTCCGTCATGGGCTCCCCAGCAAACGACCGCTCAAAAATGGTCGTTGACCGCTGGAAGCGTTCATTGGCGACATGCGGCACAAACCACACCGACACGCGCCCATTGACGCTGTTGAGCAGCTTTTCATAGGTCTCACCCATCTGCAAAGCAATGTTGAGCCGCCCGGTGCACTGATCCATGCGCAGCAAATTGAACGCATGGATAGGCACGACCTTGCCCATCTTCGCCGTGGACACGTCCTTGAACGGCAGGTTGCGCCGCTGCGGCACAACCGGTATAGGTTGCGTTTTCATTCGGTTCTTGATCATTTTTTGCCCTTCGGAGTTTTGACCACGGACTGAATTGCCCGTGCCAGCCGATCATGCTTCTGCTGCAACCATTTGCGGCGTGCTTCGCAGCCCTTGCACGCCCCTTGACGGTACATCACCGCCCCCATATGCCCGAAATATCGGGCACTTGGACTTCGCCACGGCCCCAGATGTTAGATATATCCGGGACCTCCCACTGCAGGCTCTCACCAGTCTTGGTGGCCTCCAGCTTATTCAGGTGCAACTTATAATCGATTGCGTCATACGCATCTTCCAGAATATCCATCTGGTTCTGATGCTCTGCGTTCTGAGCGGCAACCGTTGTGTTTAGGTCCTTTTTCCAGTTGGCAAAGGCATCAAACACAGCGCCGCTCTCAATCGACTGCGCTATACTCTTGCTCACTCCGGGGCCGAAGTGTTTTACGGCCCGGTTTGCGTTGTAACCGATATCCGCCCCGATCACCATGAGGCCGTACGCCGTCATGATCAGTTCGCTATCGCCAACGCGGGCTTCCATCAGTTCCGCATTGCTGAACTTTGGGTTAGCCTGCCAGTGGAAGCCGCCTATTAGCGCGTCTTGCACGGGATCATCCTTACCAGACCAGCTCTCCGGGCGCCACACCATGCCCGCTATCGCGGCACTATCCATAGCCATTCGCGGCGGGACCGCCACCGCTTGCGGAGACGCCTTTACAAGCGGCGTTGCAACCTGACCGTTTATCACGACCGGCGCTTTTTGTGGTGCCGTTGCCGACGCTGCGACGTCGGCGACCGGCTCAGACCGCCGCGAGGCATAAAACGCGGCCGCGTCGTTCCCCGTCGCGTACCAGTCGACATCCATGTTGCCCCGGGAGCCAACGGACACTTGCCCGGTTTTTGGGTCCATAAAGGACCCGTCGGGCATGGCCACCTTGACCACGCCCGACCCGTTCACGTACTTCTGCCCGACCTCGTATTTCTTGTCGGTTGCCGTGCCGGTGAAATATACCGCCATGGCCCTAGGTCCGGCTGAACCACTGGCGCACGTAGCGCACCAGCAGGTCAATGCCCACTCCCGCGAGCGCGATCAGGGCTCCTTGTATCACCGTGCTATGATCCGCCACGACGATACCGGTCCCCGTACCGGCCCCGACGGCCGTACCGAGACGGCCGACGACGCCGCCGATGATGCTATCTTTCTCCATTGCTTTTACCTCTAACACCACGGGACAAACCCTTTGTTTGTGCCACGCCCTCCCGTAGCACGCTTCGGCCGTGGCTTGCAATGAGGGCGCGTATCCTTTTCCAAAGGAACGCTCTTTTTTTTCACGGCGCTTGCTGCCCTCGCGGCCACTTTCGCGACGTCAGCGTTCGACGTTGGCGACATGCTTGTGCGCCTCGGGGCGGCCGTTTTATTTGCTATCTCCCGCAAGGCCGCATCATTGCGGCTTGCTTCCGCCCCGGCGGCCGCCGCTTGAACCCTGTCAACCGGCAGGCCGTCGCGGCCCACGTTCCTTACGTCACTACCGCTAGTGCCAACCGCACTCGGAGGGTCGTATTCTTCGACCTTTGGTACGTAACCGTACGGTTTGAAAGCGACCGGGGTAATTGACGTAGTACTCCCAGTCTGCGTGGTCCCAGTTGGCACTTTCTTCGGCTGTGACGGGGGCGATGGATTGACTAAATCCGATAGCTTGACGCCATAGGTATTCCCGGAACCGGTCTCGCTCTTTTTCCTCGACATGTTGCATCTGCACCATAAATTCACCGATCCAGTCGGTTCGGGTTCGGATATTAGACCGTCTTATAACCGGGTTCAATTCCCTTGGCTTTTTTATTTCTTCTTCGACTTCTCTGGTCAAATGCCCGACGCTATCGAAGATGCTCCCAAACTTTGGTAGCTTTTCCTGCGCGCGCTCTGTTAGATGCTCTTCTGCGCCGAGCATTCCCCATTCTTCGTATGTATCCACCAGCTCGCTTGCAGGGCGTGGCTTCCCCGGCTGAGCTACTTTCCATTCCGCTATATATGTATCTAGATACATCTCGGCCAGCTTGCCACTTAGTAGAAACTGCATTTTTTGTTGGGCGCCGCTCATAGTGCGCACGTTAAAGCTATACTTTAGATCGAGCGGCACTAGCCCGGCTTGCGCCGTCTCGCGGGCCAACTGTGTGATGTAGGCATAGCCTAGAGGGGGCTTTCTGCTCATCGCCAATTTAAATTGGCTTTCGTCTCCATAGGTATCCTTGAGCAGATACTTTAGCGCGTAACGCACATGTGCATACGACGCCTCCTTTATGTGGACGAACCCCATGGGGCGGTTACCATCCTGCGGATCAATCCACTCAGGTATATGTATGCCCCCGATTTCATCCCACTTTTCCTGCGACCACTCCAAATGCTCCCCCTGCCACTTTGGCAGGATATCGCCGTAGAAGTGAAATACCCCGTGCCAATGAGCCCGGCCAAGCTGCGTGCCATATTCGCCGCATATTATATAGCGGACGATCATGCCAGCCTTTCGCATGCGCTTAAGCATCTTTTGTATGTCGGAATACGTGAGCAGCACCGATCTCAAGTGATCGGCACGGCCGTCCTGGGCACGCCCATAGGTAAACGTGACGGCATAGCTCACTGTTGCTGTTTCTGTTTCGGCAATGTTACGCCCCACCCAGTTTGCAACCCGGTTGGAGCGACATTGCCAGCAGTTACGACACGAAACGACTAAACCGTCATCCAGCATAATAGGGCTTATACACATTCCGAATTCTCCTTGGGATCATGAGCTACGCACGCGGAGCGTTCGCCCGTTTGGCTGTTCTACCGGCAGGGTCGTTTGGTGTCAATAACTGCATTAGTCCGCAAGTAGATGTGTGCAAAAAGCCCGCGTTCTGGTGAGAACGCGGGCTTTTTGGCTTCCGATCAAGCCACTGTAGGGGCTTGATACCGGACCCCCTGCTAGTCGCAGGGGGAGATTGTTTGTTTGGGCTTGGGATGGATGGCGTTAGCCACCTATCCGAGCGTAAGCCCAATCAGCATGAGCGCGAGGGCGCACAGGATCAGCTTGCTGATCACTTCTTGGGCTCAGTTACTGGCCCAGTGCGCTTAGCGAGGCCCTCCACGCCCTCATGATACGCTTGCACTTGCGCAAGCGACTTGCTGACCTTTTCCTGATCGACGATCAGGAGCACATGCAGCATGTGCTTGTTTTTGAATGCGGCCATAGCCTTTTTATCGAGCATCATTTTTCACTATCCCTTGTAAGATGGCATGAACGGATATCCGCTCATTTTCTGACGCCATTCCGCCAATTGCCAATGCGCAGGGTCCCACCCCACGCGGTCAACTATCGGCTTGAAGTCGCCACCCCAAGTTATAGGTATGCTTCGCTGAATTGCAAGCTCTTTTCCGATATGCCCCACAAATTCCCATTGTTTCTTTGTGAGGTTCCATCCGCGCACGGAGTGGATCAAATCGAAGGCCAGACCAAAGGGGTGCGGGCCATGCCCCGGCTTCGCCTTTGAGAACCCATCTAGATAAAGCTGGTTTTGCCGTTCGTTAGATCGGATGATTTCGCTTGCAAACATCGGCACGCCGAGCGCTTTCATTCTTGCTATAAGCAAGATCATGAAGCGCAGCAAGTCGGGATGTGCGCCTATGCGCATTGCCCGCCATTGCTGTTCTTGATATTTAATTGACACGCACATCTTGCGGTCAATCATGGCACGCCACGCCTCCTTGTAATAATCGTCGTTGACCTCCTCCCCCGGAAAAATTACGGGTGGCTCATAGACGAAGCCCCCTTTCGGGGGCTTCGCATTATTTATGATGCTACGCATCGCCGGAAGGTTCCGGCGGCGCTTCCGAAAGCTGCAGCTTTTCCTTCAGCTGCTGCACCAGTGCCGTAAGCTCTTCCAGCCGCGCCATGTTGCGTTCCTCCTGCGGCCGAGGTGCACGGTCCTGATCCATGCGGGACGCCAACCGGTTGAGCACCGCCTGCTGATGAAGCGCATGGCCCAGCGCGTCGACATAGAGACCGGCCTTTTCGAACCGGGTCAGCGACTTGCTTTCCGGGTCCGCCGGGACGGCGACGGGCGTCTGGTCACGACGCAACCAGACTTCTACAGTCGGCTCGAGGACGACACCAAAGTTGCCGTCCGACACCCAGCACAGTTCCTCTTGCTTGTCCGACACGGCCAGCAGGACCCGATCCTTCGGCACTGGTTTGCCGTTGACGAACGGCACGAGATAGACCGCACACGGGCCAACCGGGTTGACTTCCAACATCACCTCGCGTAGCGAGGTCCCCTCGTATACCACGACCTCTTTAGGATCGTACTTATACCACTGACCGATATTCTTGATGCGACGCATTTCCGGTTACTCCCGAACGAGTGGTGCATGCTCCGCACGCACAATGTCATAATTGGCTTCGCTCTCATGCACCATGCCGATAACGGTATGGCCCACAACCTCGACGTTGCCGCCAACGCCCACAACGAGCGGGTCCTTGTCGGTTTGCAGGAACGGCCCCAAGCCAAGCGTTGTGGCAAGGTAAAATTCCTGCGTGAGCCCCGGATTTGCGACGTCCGTTGGATAGATCATACGCCGCCGCACGGTCGTGGCCGCATCCGCATCGGGCGCGAAAAAGTCTCCGCCGACACGAGTGGGCCAGCGGCCCCACTGCCAATTCCGCCGCGCCCACCCAAACTGCGTGAGCGGATCGCTATGGGAATAATCGACCTCCCCATTCTTCACCGCCACTACGGGCATCGGGTTCATTACATCCTTGGTGTAATGGGGCAGCTGATCCACCGACGTCAGCGCAAAATAAGGGTCCTCCTGCCGTTCGTAGAGCTGTTCCGGCAGCGCCTCCAACAGCACCATCACAACGCCGCCATACGGATTTGGCGGCACGTTCACGCCGACCGACACCACGCCTACGCCGTTCGCTACGCCATCTTCGAGGCTTGCGCCGTCGGTTGCCATTCGCTTGAGCTGGACAATCTCTGTCTGCTGCATATCCAGCAGCATCGGTTGGAACCACTGCAAATCGTCGACGGTAATGCCCTGCATGAGCGCGTCAATGCGCCAATCGTCAAGGTGGCCCTCATAGCCTTCGCGCTTCTTTGCCAACTCGACCAGCGCTCGCGCCTGATCGATATTGGCGAGCGAGACGGTGATACCGTTCTGGCTCAGCTGGGCATAGATATTGGGATACCCCGCGCCGCCGACCGTCTGGCCCTCCACGACGAAAGTGCCGTCAGTCGTGCCGTCAATGACACGCCCAGCGGCATAGGTCCGCGTAGTACCATCGCTTTCGCGCATGTTCCCGGACGAGCCGCCAAAGTTGCCGTTGATCTTGCCGATGCCCTTCACAGGCAGCTTTGCCTCGACAACTGTCAACGGCAGTTCACCGGCAATCATGCCGTCGTCAAAGTCGGGCACGACCTCGGAAAACACCGACGTTCCCCACCGCGCTGCAGCCAGCGTGTCATCATCAATGTCACGCATTGGCAGCCAAGCCGAACGCTTGCGCCTCA